AATGGAAACCTTTCGTGCCATCTTGATTGACAGTCCTCTTGTTGATATTCCCGGCCTCTCTCTCTGACAAGTAGTTATCCCAGCATACTGCTTCCAGATGGGAAAGCCACGTCTCGGCCATATCCGGATGCGCCACCGCTATCTCACGGAACATATATTTTTCGGCCTCGCCAAAAATCTTCATGTTTTTGGGATTCTTGCTGTCGGACATCTTTTCATAAAGGAGGTTATAGCGCTCTATCATTTCATCTTTTGTCTTCATAATAATGCTTTTAAGGGGAGGACAGTGCCTCCCCGATTTATAATTTTGCTCTCTTCCTTTTTACGGACTGCAATCCACGGACGTTATAATCCGTCGACACGGCTTCGTCAGGCAGGAAAGGTGGCTGTAATAGTCAATGGAGTTGCAAGGCTTACACCGAATGCCCGGTTGCAGCACTTCACGTTTTCCGGAGTGACACTTGTCACGAGAGGAGCAAGAGTTATCGTAGGAACCGCACCGGCAGCACCGATAAACGCCACCTTAAACTGCTCCACCCATTGTTTGGTTACGGAACGGCATGACCCCTTTGGGGTGTAAGACACAAGCACTGCGGCGTTAATTGTAACAATAGTCTGCGTGTTCACTGTCTGCTGCTCGGCTACAGTGAAATTGACAACGCCAGTAGGCTGTACGCCATTATTGGCACAATAAGCCTGGCACAAATTCTCCACTACATTTGCCAGATATTGCTGGCTGGTAGCAGCGATTGCAATTGGAGTTAATTGAATCATAATCTTTTTCTTTTTATATTATTTTTCTTCCGCATCCTCACCTTGCGGAGTAGGTTCCTCTGTCAAGACCTCATAAGAATTTGCCGACACATTTATTGGAAGATTGTACTGCAAAAGCATCTTCAATTCCTCCAAATCGTCTTTCTCGAATTCCACCTTTCCCTCAAACAGCGAGAGGCTCCCGACCTTTATAGCGTCATCTACCACTTTATGGGCAAGTTCCGGTATAGCGGAATCCGGTATCCCCTGCAAATATCTTGCAAGCATAGGCTCCACCAGAAAAGAAGACAACCCGTCCATTAATGGCGCTATCTCCTTAGATAGACTCCACATCGGACTTACCCAACCGGTAGAGCGCAACTTGGCATCAATGTTTGCGATGAACGGGAGCTGCCCCAATCTACTGCCAAGCAATCCCTGTATAGCAGGCTGCGCCCATTTGTTGAGCACAGCCGCCAATTTTTGAGCATTAGAAAACATAGGCTACGGATTAACCGTTACATCCACAGCATCCAGTATCACAAACTTTACGCTGCGGAACAACAAGTTCGCTCAATGCCGCCAATTCCGCAATCTGCTGCTTCATGCAACCCAGTGTGGCGGTGTTGGTGCCATTGTAAACAGCCTGGTTCAAGTTGATTTCACCTTGAGCCTCCTTGTTTCTGTTGATAATCGTCAAAAGGCGGTCATAAACATCAGCAAGTTTCTGGTCCGTGTAGGTGTTGGACTTCAACAATGCGATTTCCGAATCCTTTGCTGCAAGCTTATCCATCATGCCAGCCTCATAACGGCTTACGGGCTTGTCCTCCGAGGTAATAACCTCAACCGGGCCTACATATCCTCCGTTTCTTGCATTGCCACAACCGCCCAAAATGTTTCCTGCGTTTAACCCCAAGAAAGACGCAATACCTGCAGAAGCTCCTACAGTGTTGTAGTTTCCCTGTCCTTGTCCGGTGACGTTGTACTCCTCACCGCTCATTCCTTTAATTCTCATAACTTATAAATTTATAATTTCAAGGCAATCCAATTGGAATGCATCACAAAGGACGGGACAAACCCTATGCTGCCGAAATAATTCTTTGCGAGTTTATTGCTAATTTATTGACTATACCCAATGCTAAAAAAACACAACGATAGAAAAATAGTTATCACATTTTTGGAACTTGATAGAATTATAGTTATCTTTGCGGCGTTATCCACATGACAAAACAAGTCATTTCGTTTAATTTTAAATCTTGGCAAATGAAAGTTTTAAAAGTAAAGGCTGTGATAGCCTTATTAGAAGCGAAAGGGTGGAAACATGTCAGAACCAATGGCGATCATAGAATTTTTAGGAAAGAGGGCGAACCACGCCCGATTCCTATTCCTGGGAATCCTAACGATGATTTGGCTATTGGAACACTGAAATCAATTTTCAGACAAGCAGGTTTAACAGAAGCCGACTTGAATGAAATTTAATCCACTCTTTAGGGAACAGCAGGACAATAGCCAGTCCTGCTTTCTTTGAAGAGAGCAAAAGAGTATGATTAACAAATAATAAATTATGAAGTATGAAACCGCTAACCGTTATCATCGAGAAGGCAGAAGATAATTATTCAGCTTATATCCAAGAAGTAGATGGTATTGTAGCAACCGGAAAAACCGTAGAAGAAATTAAAGCGGGCATCATCTGTTCTATTAATGTACTAATAGAAGATTGCAAGGAATTTGGTGGTGTTATTCCTGTTGAACTTCAAGGAGACTATGAATTGTCGTTTAAAATGGACGTAAAATCATTACTCCAATTTTATTCTGGAATATTTACAAAAGCTGGTTTAGAGCGTATCACTGGAATAAACCAAAAGCAACTATGGCATTACGCATCCGGAATGAGAAATCCCCGTCCGGAACAAACTTTAAAAATAGAAACAGCGCTTCACAAATTAGGTGAAGAATTATTGGCTATAAATTTATAACGCTGTTCCCTTTCCGCTTCTAAAAGCCCCCATTTCTCAATGAGGGCTTTAGTATTTCATCTCCAATATCAGACATGTTACTTTTTATACTCCATTTATTCATTTTCTGCTCAAAATGGTTGCGAATATAATTTACTGCCTGGCGAGTAAGTCCAGTGACCCGTGAAATATCCTCATCCGTGAGATACTGAGATAAAAAGTGAATCAAGATATATCTTGCGTCCACACACTCCTCCTTGTTGCTCTCGAGCACATCCACTTCCCCTACTCCCGTATGGCGGCACACTGCCGCCACCATGGTCTGATATAATTCTGCTGCTTTCATATTTATGCTTTATAACATTAATCCTTGTGAAACAAAAACACGATAGCGTTGTTAGATAAGCTAAGCCCCAAACAATGCTACCGTGTTGTATTCCCTTGAAGTTTGCAGACAGTTAAGGGAAGGGGCTTTCTTTCAGCTCTAAGCCCGAAGAGCGCATCTGTACGATAAGTTTTCCTATGGGCACTTCTACTCGCCCGGATAGTAATGCTAAGTCATGTCAGCCTCCTTTCTTAAGTTTATAAACCATTTTCCCAAAAACTATCAGTAGTACCACTACTATGGTAGCAATAGCGAAACCTCCCACTTCCTGCTTGAAGGACTGCCATCGGGTCAACTCCTTCTCAATCGGATAAGGGACCTGAACACTGTCTGTCCTTTCGATATAAAGCGTGTCATGCTTGACTTTATCCACAAACAGATATTTATACCTGAATTGATAGACGGTATCCCCCTTGTCAAGTACATATATGCTGTCACGCATATAGATGCTGTCACGCCGGTAAACGGTATTATACACGCTGTCTGTACGCACCGTTTCCACCGGGACATATCTTATGTTTCCACACGATGAAAGCAATATGCTACACAGCATAGCGGACAAACCGACGGCAAGCCAAAACAATAATCTCCAAAATTCCGGCAAATCCGATTTCTCAATGAACCTTTTCATAGCTATTCTGTTTAATGATAAACTGTTTGTATGTGCGACGGCTTTCCGCTGTGAAGTACATTGCCGTTTACAATAAGTTCCACCCGTTTTCCACATCAGACATTACAGCCGGAACACCGTTTTCTACCTGCGAAATAGCGGCTGCAAAAGCACACATCGTAGCCTTATCCTCAATATCCGGTATATAAGTGTTAGGCACCTGCATCTCACTGCATACACGATTGATATAACCGGAAGTATTATTCTCGCAAGGCGGTGCCCAACGATTAATGAAATCACTGATAGTTCTACAGTTGTGCAGTTTACGGTAGTTCTGCAAAAGCTTTATCAAGGCACGATAGCCGTATGCCATTGACTTGAACTGCTTGAACGACTTGTCTTTACTCGGTGTTATCTCTCCGACCCATACAGTAGAACTGTTACGGATATTTCCCGCATTATTGTTTCTCAAACCTCTTGGTAAACTCATTTCTTTTCTTCCTTATCTTTAGTTATTATCTCACTTATTTCCTCCTTGTCAACATCAAGCATTTTTTTCCCGAACATCCCCAGTGCCTTTAGCATGTTGAAGCTGTATCCTTTCGGCGTAAGGATATTACTGATAATCGAGCAGAACTCAATGAAACAAACAAGCAGGCATGAATACACATCTATATTCCATTTGCTGCCGGAAGCGATGTTTATCATAACGACCATACAGACAAAAGCAAAGTACGTCACCATCTTACCCATTGTACGCCGTATAGCGCTGGAAAACCGCACCTCTTCTTTCATCAGCAGACTTTTCCTTATTCCGAAAGCCAAGTCGCACACGACTACTGAAAACGAAACTATAAGCCAAGGTATCATGTGTTCGAGGGATTCCATTATAAATCCGCTCGCTATTACGGAGAAGCCTCCGGGGATGCTCTGGGTTATTATATTGTCTTTCACTGGAAGTAGGTTTTAAACACATTAATATGATAGATATTCACCCGTCCGTAGTTGGCGTCAAATATCTTCTTTATCTCATATCCCAGTCCATAGGACAGCGCTTTCATCTTTCGCCAGTTGATGGAACGCCAGTTCATATTATGCTCCTTCGCCCAACGCTTGATACTGTACCACTCCTTGGATTCATCAAGCTGCTCGGTCTTCTGTTCAAGAAGAGCCTTTGTTCTTTCTTTCTCCTCCACTTCATCCGCAAGCCGGCGTAACGCTTCCGCATATGTTTGAGGAGTTGTAATTCCTTTCAATGCTCGCTCCATTGCTTCAAAAGCGTCATAAAACTCATTCTTGAATTTCAAAGCCTTTATGCCATTCCACCCCATTACCAAAATAGAGAAACCTTTTTGATTCATGATATAAGCCGGATTACTTTTCCCGGTCGCATCTTTGTAAGTAGTTGATACAAAAGCTAAACGCATTTTTGCGTTGAGTGATTCGTCCTCTGTATTAAGAATATTGTCAATGCTTCTTATTACATCGGCATGTCTTTTCCCGAACTTCTCAGCCACCAAAAGGCTATTGGTTAAAACTTGGCCATTCTGACCTTTAAAAACTAAATCTGTCATATTACCTACTTTAATGTTAACTTTTCAAACTAACCAAAATTTTGTCTGTCAAAAACGACAAAAGCCCCCGAGCCGGATGCAAAAAACATCAGCTCAGAGGCTCTGATATATGTCGGATATTCCAAGTGCATAGTTACGGTGCCGTACATCTTCATACGGGTACTGCAAATATACAAATATTTCTGGAAAATCATTATCTTTATAACAAAAATGATTTACGCATACATTAGGGTAAGCACAGACAAGCAGACAGTAGAAAACCAGCGGTTCGAGATAGAGAATTATTGCAGGAAAAGGCAGATAGATGTAGACCAATACATCGAGGAGACGATAAGCGGGATGAAAGATGTGGACAAGAGAAAGCTCGGGACACTGCTAAAGAAGATGAAGAAGGACGATACCCTTATAGCCTCGGAAATATCCAGACTGGGCAGGCGGTTGCTGGAGGTTATGTCTATCCTTGACAATCTGATGAAGAAGAAAATCCGAGTAATAACCGTTAAGGAAGGCTTTGAACTGTGCGATAATCTACAGAGCCACGTCATAGCATTTGCGTTCTCACTGGCTTCCGAAATAGAGAGAAGCCTTATCTCACAACGCACGAAAGAAGCACTTGCAAGAAAAAAATCGCTTGGAATGAAACTCGGAAGGAAAACCGGAGGGACAAACTCCCGGCACAAGCTCGACAGACACAAGGACCTTATACGCACTATGGTCGACTACGGATACAGCAAAGCAGCCATCTGCCGGAAAGTCAAGTGCCAGTACAGCACGCTTGACAAACATCTCGAAAGAGAAGGACTGATAGTTAGGAACTATACTCCGCGTCCACGAAAGCCCAAAGACATCCCCACAGAAAAAAGAATCGTTCCCCCAAAAAGAAAGAAGCGAAAGGTTATCATCAAGAAACGAATCCAAACCGACCGAGCGCCACACGTTGAATACCAAGCAGCCGCTTACCAATATCGCCACCAATTGATGGAGGCAGACACACTTCGAGAAAAAGGCATTGTTGTTGATGTAGACAAGCCTGCCATACTTGAGGAGAACAAGGAGAAGCTCAAGTCTATTCGGCACCGTCATCATTTGCTTTTCCCCCACGAAAAAGAAATCATAAAATTGCTAAAGCAAGGGAAAAGCAAGGTCTTTATCTCCCGATACTTTAATTGTAATATAAAAACACTGGATGCACACTTGAAGAGAATGGGGGTAAAAGTGGTGTATAGGTGATGCCCCTTAAATATGTAATGAGTATGGCAGGTAGTGATATAGCAATGAATCAGTTCCAAGTGGTAACGGATGCAGAATACATCTATGGAGAAACAGCGAATGGCAGCCAGGGGAAAGTAGCTAAAAACCAATTGGAAAATATCATAAGAAAAGGAGATGTATATCGCATTAGAAGAGAGAATCCACTAAATATAACACTCTCATTAGGGTATTGGTATTTGATTATGGATAATGCTGATACCGATATTGCGGTTATTGGAGTTTTTCAGAAAAAAATAGAATTTCTACATCAACCTTGGTGGATTCCTTCAAGTGTAAATGTAGTTTTTGTATCTGAAGGAGTAGTAAAAATTACCGTTATTAGCTACGATGACGAAAGGGTATTTAGATTAGTCAAATTGTAATTAATTTTACGGGAATAATGTGATATTGAATAATCATATTCGTTCATCTGTATCTTCTGCCCATTAAATGTGTGAATATTATGGCAGATGATATTAGAGAGAATGCGATGGCTGGTGGAACGCCAGCACGGCTGCGTGGGCTGGATGCAAATGGTAATAGCATATCACCGACATTGGAAGAGGTAACGAATGCGATGGGAATATATACCTATAGCTTTACATTGGCGGCAAAAGAGGAAAAAGACCTTGGCGACTTGGGGTACGGTATGTATTTGCTTGCATCCCCCAACAATGCAGCAACTGCTATATTTGCTTTTGGTTCCTATTCAAAAGGTTTTGTGTCAGATGCAGGTTCAAATTTTTACTGTGATTATACAGATGGGACTAAAGGTGTTGCTTTCGGTCGAAAAACGACAAATGGTAATTTCTTCCTTAAAAACAACAGAAGCACTGAAACATTCATAGTCTTAAAAAGGATTGGTACCTACTGATAGTGGTCCTGCAAACCATGTGGATTTTCATTTGTGTATTTTGCGCGAAAGTAATACTTTTGCGCACTCTTGTAATAAATAGGCACAGAAGTGTATTTTGTTCGCGAGAATAGAATGCATGACAAAGCTGCTGATTTGTCTGTACATTATTGGCTCATTTTACTTTCATCTCAAAGATATAATGTACATGACAAATAATGTTTTAGGTTTGCCCGTTCTGACCGAGATGGCCGGAACGGGTAATAATAATTAGTATTACCTATGAGTAATAAATTATACTTTAATCACCTTCAATCTAAATGTTGCTTCAATATCTCTATTATTCTTTATGTAAAAGCTTCCATTTACTTCCTTTCGCCCAAAAACAACACTCTTAGTCCCATCAGTATAATCACAGTAAGCATTATAACCTCCATCTGATACAAAACATTTCTGATACGCTCCAACGCTATAAATAGCAGTTCGTGATGCTGTTGGAGATGTTAGGAAATACACACCAGTTCCAAGATTTCCAAGGCCTTTTTCCTCTTTTGCTGCCAATGTAAAGCTATAGGTGTATATTCCCATCGCATTCATTACCTCTTCCAATGTCGGTGATATACTGTTGCCGTTTGCCGCCAGTCCACGTAACCGTGTCGGAGTTCCACCACTCATTGCATTCTCTTGAATATCTTCTGCCATACCTTGTACATTTAAGGGGCAAAGAGTATGGCAAAAAGTACAGAGTAAAAAAGCAATGAACTATTCAGTAAAAGATATTTTCTTCCATGTCAGTTGAACCTCTTCTCCTACTGGAACAGATATGTCTGATGAATAACCAATATTAACCCCATTTTCGCTAAATTCATATACAAACCTTTTAAGAATAATGTTGGTCGTTGAAACCCATTTGTCCCCTTTAATATTTCTTATCCCTTTTAAAATACAAACATTCCCAGTACTATATCTAGTCCCAAGTGCTGACATGATACCTCTTGAATATTTCCCAGCAATCCATAGACTCCCATTTGTGGCTTCATCATCACCAATCGTTAAGACTCTGAATGACGAACTTAGCAACTCTATTAAATCGCTCTTCTTTATTTTCCCCTGGTTATTTCCTATCTCTACATATACATAATCAGCATCCGTCACCACTTGGAACTGATTCATTTTAATGTCTTGTTCTGCCATATTCTCACATTTAAGGGGCAAAGAACACGGCAACATAAAGGTTATGCCATTTCCAAAGCTTTATTCAGTAAAAGATATAGATTTCCAAGATGTCCAAAGACTGTCTCTATAATTATATACTCTAAATTTTATAGAATCTCCAGTATATGATACTTTGAGTTGAAAATAATATCCCACTACTTCTATTGATAAGAACATGCCATTAATGCCTGAACCGTCATTTGTTCCGAAGGAATACCCGAAACATATTCCAACGTTTTTCAAATCATTATCGCCTACACTACCTACACTTTTTATAGTCTTCGATAGTAATGTGGACAATGCTATTAATACACTTGTTTTACCACTTAATCCTCGTACATAATCTACGCTATTGGCTACAGTCATCTCATTTTCCTTAATATCTTGTTCTGCCATACTTCTGTACATTTAAGGGGCATCCGCTTTAAAAACATGATACCCTAATTTAACATTTAAATAATTAACTCGTTTTTGTTTAAATAAATTCCCGAATTAACGGCATCGGGAAAGCCGGAAAAAGAACAAGTTCCCTTGTTATAGAACAGTGTCTTCGGAAGATTCCTCGACCACTTCCACAAAACCACCGGACACCAGGTCGGCAAGGTCAAAAGACATTCCCATATCGCTGTCACGGATGCACAAGTAAAGCACATCCTTGTCTGTGTAATACTTGCCGTTAAATAACTCCATTCCCTGCTTCCAGGCTATCGGGTCCTCCTTCGTGCCGGACGCTTCAATCTGGACAACCTTGTAGAGAGATTCTGTTCCTATACCCGGTACCCACTGGCTGGCAAATTCATGCTCTTGAATTACCTCATACAAAGTATCTTCGTAGGAGAACATGAATCCGACTGGCTCAGTCTTGCCAATTAATTCATCCCATTTTGGAAAATACTCCTTATGCTTAAGGCTCTCCTCAGCCGTCAGACCTGCTGTGTTGATGTTCTCCTTGATAATCTCATGCAGCGTGTCCACCTTGTCCAGATACTCATCCGACAAGTCGGACGGGTCCAATATCGTCCCGGCATTGAGCATACGCTCCTTCTCGGCTTCGGACACTTGGCGATATTTGGAAGCCTCCGAAGGGTCGCTGATATACGCCGTATTTCCGAACACCCTTTCATCTATGGGCACATCCGCACTCTGTGTAAGGTAGTGCCCTCCTTCTGCCTGCAAAATCATTATTGTTCCTCCTTTCTTGTTGTTTGTTATATCCTATATTTTCCCATAATACTTAATGAACTCAAACGGCTTTCTCACATCAAGATAACCGTCTACCTCTTCGTTGGCTTCCGCTTCCATTTCAAACGCGGAATTTCCGTAAGCCTTATCACCTACATTCACCCAGCACCGGTTACGGCATA